CCACTACGACAACAGCAAAGGCAACGGTGCCCCGCTTTCCGGCATGGTTCGCGGCAATCTAGTTAAAGGCCGTGAAACTTCATGGCGTACCGATCAGGTCCAAGCAGGCTACAAAATTAAAGTTGGCGTACGCCCAAGCCGTGAGCGCTACGTGAACTTTGACAAAGGCGGCTACACGCAACAAATTGTGTTTGGTGCCAAGCCTTACCGACTAATGGTTGTGCAATCTAATGACCCGGCAGGCGTGATCTATGACCATGCCGGCAGAAACAAAAGCAGCCTTTTTGTAACAAACCTAAATACCCAAGAGGGTGGACAACCGCGCGTAATTGACAAAGCCGTAGAAAAGAACCGCCCAGCAGTCGAGCAAGACGTGTTGCTAGTAATTGAGGACGTCATGCAAAGGACTAACCGAAACCTAAAAAGCAGGGTCCGCTAATGGCTATAAATATCCCAATTATTACAACGTTTGTTAATACAGGTATTCAAGCAGCCGACAAACAACTTAAGAAATTTGGAACTAGCGCCAAGTCCGTTGCGGGTGCCGTTGGCGGTTTAAGCCTGGCGTTTGGCACCGTCCAGCAAGTCCTAGGGCCAGCAATTACCGCGGCTTCAAACATGCAGGAAAGCATGTCAAAAGTAAACGTAATTTTTGGCAAGGGTGCCAAGGACGTAGAAAACTTTGCAGCTGCAGCCGCTCGATCTATGGGCCAATCCAAACAAGCCGTTTTGGACGCTGCAGGTGCTTTCGGAACTTTCGGAAAAGCAGCCGGGTTAGTTGGCCAAGACCTTGCAGTATTTAGCAACGACTTTACGGAACTAGCGTCAGACCTTGCTTCGTTCAATAACACAAGCCCCGAGGAAGCCGTACAAGCCATTGGTGCCGCGCTACGTGGCGAAGCAGAACCTTTGCGCCGTTTCGGCGTTTTGCTCAATGACGCAACGCTTAAACAAGAGGCTTTAACCCTTGGTATTTATGACGGCAAAGGCGCGTTAACCGCCCAACAAAAGATTTTGGCCGCGCAATCCGCTATTTACAAACAAACTGGCGACGCACAAGGCGACTTTTTACGCACTAGCGACGGGCTAGCAAACAGCCAACGAACATTGCGCGCCGAGTTTGCAAACCTACAAGTGCAGTTGGGCCAAAAGTTGTTACCCGCAATGCAGGATTTTACCAAAGCATTGTTAAGCATTACCGATTGGGTTCGCCGCAACCCCGAAACCTTCAACATTATTGGCAAAGGCTTAGGCATTATTGCCGAACAAGCCCTCAAAGCGTCTAGTCGAGTGTTTGCGTTTGGTCTTGATCTTGCAAAAATTATTGGCAACACCGTTGAAGTTGAAAAAGCAACCGGTGCTTGGAACCAAGAACTAGGCAGGTCAAGCCAACAGCAAATGCGTATGGCAGACGCTGCAGGCATATTTAACAGAGCCTTGAACGACAACGAAAACGCAGCAGGCGGGGCAACGAAAGAACTAAGCAAACTTTACGACGTCATAAAAGACAAATTAACCGACGCGTTAAGCACCGCAAAAGACGAACTAGAAAGCGCGCAAGAAGCCTTTACAGACTTTGGCACCAACGTGGCCGAAGGCATAAAAAACGCCTTTAGTTTTACCGACGCCAAGGACGCAGGCGACGAAACAGGCAAAGGCTTTCTAGCCGGGCTAACCGATCAGGTTGCAGGCGTAAAAGAGTATTCAACCAACGTTGACTTGTTGCTTTCCCGTGGATTGTCACTAGACGCGCTTAAAGCCGTTTTAGACGCGGGTGGTCAAGCAGGTGCAGCAATTGCCGCCGAACTTGTTGCAGGCGGTCAGGAAGCCATTACAGGCCCCAATGGCGTTAACGCTTTGGTTGCCACCGTGAAGGAAGTAGCCGACAAACTAGGTTTAGATACCGCAAGCCGTTTCTACCAAGCAGGCGTGGACCAAGGCACCGCCCTTGTTGCTGGCCTTGAAAGCGTTTTAGCCAAGTACGAAAAGATACTTGCCAACCCAAACCTAAGCACCAAACGCTTAAACAGCCTTTTAGAGCAAGCCCAAACAGACATTGCCTTTACCCAAATTACGGCAGGTCAAACAATTGCTACGCCGGCACCAACCCAGTCAAGCATTAAAAGCGTTGGCGAAGCCAAGGCCGCGCGGTCAAGTAGTGCACCGATCACCGTTAACGTTAATGGTGGCATGGCAACTAGCGCCGAAATTGGGCGCGTTGTAGCAGACAGCCTTAAAGCCTTTACCCGCCAAAACGGCCCGCTTGAAGTACCCACGGTTGGCTACCGCTAATGCCGGGTAGTGCAATTGCCCAGGCTGGCAACTATTCGCTTTTAGTTGACACGGGTTACGACGTCGGAAGTTTTGCCCTTGACAGCGACGTAAAAGGATTATTGGACGGCGTGTACCCGTTAGGACCAACAACCGATTTTGCCGACGTAACCGACAGCACAACACAAATAAGCATTAGGCGCGGGCGTCGCGACATTGGCGATCAGTTCGCAGCTGGCACCATGACTTTTACCATTAACGACGTGGACGGGATTTTTAACCCATTCGACGAAAACGGCCCGTTTTACAACACCCCCGAAGCGTTGCCAGGGTTAGCGCCATTGCGCGCCGTTGAACTAATCCGATACGACAGTTCAAACAATCCCGAATACCTGTACCGCGGAAAAATTCTTAATTATGACTACAACTTTTCGTTGGACGGCCTCGACACCGTAACCGTTTATTGTTCGGACAATTTTTATTTGTTAAGCCAAACGTTTATGGACGAATTAAACGTTGCGGTAGAAACATCAGGCGAACGAATAGAAACCGTTTTAGACCTACCCGAAGTTAATTACCCAACAGGTGCAGCGCGCAACATTGACATTGGCACCGTTGACCTAGGGCACGACGCCGCCTACACCGTGCCGGGCGGTACAAACGTTTTGGCATACCTTTTGCAAATAAACCAAACCGCAGAATTTGGCCGCTTTTTTGTGTCACGCGACGGGGTTTTGACTTTTACGCCAAGGGTGGGGCAGACGCTTAGCGCGCCAGCAATTGACTTTATGGACGACGGAACTGGCGTACCGTACACAAACCTTGGCATTACTTTTGAAGCCGACAGCGTGACCAACAGGGCTTATGTTGAAAACCTTGGTACAGCCAACGCCACCGCCGACGACCTTGCAAGCCAAGCCGCCTTTTTTGTGCAGACATACAGCATTACAAACAGTTTGCTAGACGACACCGAACTAGCAGCTGCAGCAACCTACCTTTTAAACGGCACCCCCGAAGCGCGTTACAACAGCGTAGAAACCATATTTGGCGCCCTCACAAACGCCCAACGGGATAACGTGGCAACAATTGACATTTCGGACACCATCAGTATTCAACGCACGTTTGTTACCGGGTCCACAACAACCACGCTGGCGCAGGAACTTTCGGTAGAGGGCGTTGAGCACGTAATTACTTTGGACGGCCACCGCGTTGCTTTGTTTACAAGCCCTACGGTAATTGTGTATGAACTTATACTTGACAATGCGGAATTTGGGATTATTGACGCGCTTAACGTGCTTGGGTGAATTAGGCTAAAGACATGGGCGCCAACGCACAAATAGCAGTTCCGGCATTTACCGCAGGCCAAGTACTTACCGCTGCACAACAAACGCAAATAAATACGGGTATACCTGTATTTGCTACCACGGTCACACGTGACGCGGCATTTGGTGGCACCGGTGAAAAGGTGCTTGCCGAAGGTCAGTTTGCATATATTGAAGCAACGAATACGACGCAGTATTACGACGGCGCGGCATGGCAAAACGTGGGCGTTTCAGGGCTTACTTACATTACGCAAGCAACACCTAGCGCGGTTTCTACGGTTTCTATAAATAATTGTTTCAGTAGTAGTTACGAAAATTATTTAGTTTTGTTTTCCCCAAGCGCTGTTACAGCCGCGTCGGCTACTCAACTTTCATTTCGTTTAAGGGTTGCAGGTGTAGACAGTTCAACAAACTATTCAAGTATCCGTTTATATGCAGACAACGGTTCGGTTTCAGGTTTAGTAAACCCAAGCGGAACAGATGAATTTGTATTTATTTACGGGAATACCACTTACGGCGCTAACAGTTCAATGCGCGCAGAGGTTTTTAAACCGTTTAGTGCTACCCCTACTGGATATTTGTCCACCGCATTTATTCATGACGCCACGCCATTTACAACAATAACTAACGGCTCAAACACGGCTTTAACTTCTTATGATGGGTTTACAGTTTTTTCAACGGCAACATTTTCGGGCACTATCCGCGTTTACGGATACCAAAACAGTTAGGTGATTTATGGCTGATGTATATGAACTAGACGCACAAACAGGTATCGCCATTG